AACACATATTTTACCTGTGTTTTCAAAACCGGGAAGAACTTTCTCTTTCCTTTTCTTTGCACAAATGGTATGGCTACAACTGCTTCGGATATTTCTTTTTCTGCGGCGACGGAGCCGATTCGTTTTTCTGATTTCGCGAATCCACACACGTCAATAAGTGAGCCAGTGGTTGCTGCGATACCCGCGGCTAATGTTCCGAGAACGATATCAGGATAGCTTTCCTTAATGCGTAAAAATATACCTTCGGATCCCGAAGGTGGTCGCCCATAGACACCCCATACGGATTTAGGAGAGTTAATCAGGTTGGTTTTTGTATTATTAGTCGGGTTGTTGGACAAATTATATGCCAACGAAGCCTCTTTAAGGGTTTGATAGGCTTCTCCCACTAAGGAGGATGACACATTGATTGTTGGGCACTCAAACTTGGGCCCGATGGTCCAGACATCATTTGATGAGTCGGTAGATTCTTCCAGAGTTTTAGGCACAAATTTATCGCCTGCGGTCTCAGAGGCCTCATAAAGCACTTTTTTAATGCTCGTTTTACCAAATAAGTTGAGAGACGACGAAAGTCTCATCTGAGACACTCCTGCGGCGAACCCATTGTCCGCTGACCATTGTAGAAGATTGGTTAGTTCATTGTAACTTGAAGTGTAGGACGTCTCGAGTCTCGCGCCAGCTAGAATCTCGTCAAGTGTAAATAATTTGCTCTCGTTCTCGAGCAGTTCGGCTCGTTCATGCGGTGTGAAGGTGATTCTCGCAATTGATCCTCCGTAAAGATAAGGGGGAGTATAGGGCGCGAAGGCTGGGTCGGTAATATTAACGGTGGGCGAATACGTGGCCGTGGCCAGGATAGGTACCGAGTAAGGGTTAGTAAGATTTTCAATCCCAATATCACAAGCCGGCCCAAATAGCATCCCCCGAAAATCTCGCGAGGACGTCACCTGTGTCCAGGCTCCCGACGATGATGTGGTCTCGCAGAACTGAACGTTGGTAAATCCCTCTGATTGAACCATCTGGTCGGTCTTGTATAGTTCCACATCCATATAGTAAGTGGATCCGGACTTCATCATCTTATACTCACTTTCCTTCTTAGAAGTGAAACTTGTAAAATTCTGGTCCTTGAGGAAAAATCTAGGTATTTCAGCCAAAAAGTTGTTAACAGCTAAGCTATAGTTTATCTTATTCTCCCCCTTCCAGGTTGCATAAACTGGTTCTGGGAAGCTAGCTGTTCCTGGGTACAAATAGTTTAAATTCGAACTTTGATCGGATGCAGAGACCGGTAAATATCTTTCAGGAGTGATAAGAGCTTCAAATGGCATTCTAAAGTTAAAGAGGGCCGCATTACCAGACGATGACAAGTACCCCGATACCTCATCTGCGCCCCAACTAAAGACAGTTTGACCACCTCCGGCAAGGTCTCCCTCCCCGAGGGCGCCCGTTACTACCGGGAAGTCTACAGATATCCCCGCCTTAATTGTATTATACATAAGTCCAGGGGCAAAAAATGGTTGGAGAAGACTGATCAGTCTCTCTGCTTCGTACGAGCCCGTCTGGGCTGCCTTGGAACCATCTATGAACGCTCCGTATGATCGCGAAAACTCGGAACCAAGTTGGACTGTTCGCAAGGCGGGGTAAAACCCGTTATATGGTAACAATTTCTTTACGCCGTGACATGTGAGGCTGAATTTATCTAATTTACTTTCATCCTTATTAAATTTGGCAAAGTGCTGCATAAAATCAGAATGAGAATAGATTTTAAAGAAATCTTCATTGTAACTAGCCGTAGGTGAATTGGCGCTTGCGGAGATAGTAGTGCCCTCAAGGGTCAAAAACTCATTATTAAAAGAAAATCCATTATCAATATAATAATCCATGTGTTCCGATATTCTAAATTCAGGGATTACCGTGTGGTTTTGACCCATGAGGCGAATGTCTTGGGCATAATCTTCATACGAGTCATACCATGGGCTCTTTCCCGAAAGACGCCCTACTTGGTTAAAGTTAAAAGTTGAAAACTTGGAACCTAGAGTAAAAAGTTGATGTCGTTCCGGGTTGTATAACACATAGTCTGTACTTGCAGCATTGGGATAATAAAATTGTAAGCTTGCTGTTGCTGGACACCCCCAACGGCTTGTTTCGTCACCGACTGGGAAATACGCCTGACTGATGGCTTTCATTAAATAAGTGTGAGTATATGTTACTAACTCTCCATTAGCATTTTGCTTATAGCCTCCAGGCGGCTGGTTGTTGACTACGCTGCCCCCGTAATAATTGTTCGTAACAGTCAGATTATATTGATAAGCGCTAGCTGTAAGAATCTGGCCGTCTAGTGGCCACACTGACAGGGCCGGGACGGCAAACCGGAGAGGCTCCACCTCGTCGCCGCGGCCGTTGTTTGATGAGGATCCCGGGGTCATATCCATGCGGAAATCTTGAGAGTTGCGAGCTATCAAATTCTGTCTTTTCCTATCAATAGGCGCGTACTTCCAGATGGTTCGTTGGTCCCCAAGCCTTTGATTTAAGACTGCGCTACCAGAAGCCTCCGCAAAATTTATCCTACCTCTTACTTTGGCAAGATAGGTGTTCTCTTCTTTTGGATATACGACCTCTTTATAGACCAATTTATCCAACTTTACATCTGTTCCATCGACGACATCTTTCATAATGACATCGTGTAATTGTTTCTCAGTTTGTTTTAAGTTGAGCCGCAAATCAATATCAGCGGAGGCCATAAAGTCAAAGTTGTTAGAATAAGTGTCTTGTAGTGCTACATCGTTGTCGTTTTTATCTTGAAGATCATGAATCAAAGGTTTGAACTTACTGCTCACTGGTGGTACAATAAACTTTTTAATATCTCTCACGATTAGAGATTTATCCCCTGTTCCTTGATCGGGCCAATAAGACAGGTCGGATGTTTGCATACTTCCAACCTCTCGCGTTTCTATTACATCAACGACATTGTTTTTGCGCTGATTTCTTACAAGGGGATTGTCTGACTTGAATTGCATCTTCCAACTCGCGCCATTTCGGAGACTTCGGTGGTTTAGCAAAACAGAAAATTGTTTTCCGTCGGGCACAGTGGCAAAATCAGTGTTGCGGTAATCGGTGTCTACGGACAGGAGATTACTTCCGGTATTCAAGGTCTCCACTACTAAAGTATTTAATCCCACGATATCGGCCGAATATCCAGAATATTTAGGGAATTTCCCGGTGCCAAACTGAATGGGATCTTCGAATCCGTTTGCGCCAGAAACGCGGCCATCATATCCAGGCATATAGGAAGTATATCCTACCAAAGGGTGCGTGGCTGCATTTGTCAAGGACTCGCTGAGCCACATATATTGAAGCTCACTCTGTGGAATCGCGTGATTTATAAATAAATTGTCATATACAGAGGCAGTGACATATCGCGTGGGGTTATAATTATACGGCCCCCAAATATCATAAGCAGAATCTCCATACTTGATCATCGTCTTAACATTTCTCGGCACTTTCTGATAAGAAGCCGTGGTGTCATAGTCATCTGCTCGGATCGTACCAAACGTACTATCAATACCAAATTTGCCCGAATGTCTTCGCGAAAGTTCATTTAATCCGGAACCCCAAGCGGGATGAATACGAGTGTAGATACCTAAATGAGTATCAGGAGTCGCAAAATTAGAAGGAGGAGTTAGGCCAGACTCGCTACCCGAACCATTAAGTACGGCGCGGTTTCTGAATGGAAGCGCGTTATAAGCTGATTTTTCTTCTGCCTGCGGGTCCATATACCCTGGAGAATTAATTTCAAAACCACCAGGCGCAGAGAATCGCTCTACAATAATTGAGTCGTGTGTATTGCGTGTTGGTATTTCGTAGTCAAGGTTACCAAACCGGTCCGCTACAGTTCCTCCGGAAAGCTCAAAATCTACGGCACTAGAAGTTGAGTTTATCTTTCTAAAGAAAGGAATCTCGGGAGTGGCACTAGTGACACTGGCTGAGTTAAACACAAACCAGAGGTTATTCTGGCTTCTTCCGGACGTTTGTACAATATCATAATTCTTCGTGAAGTTACCTAGAATTGTACTTTCCTTAATAGCTGAGGCTGTTAACATTGGAATATTTCGCACATTAAAGACGCTTTTCGGCCCGGTATTAATATCTGCCCTTGGTAAGGAAAGGTCTAGAGTACCATCCAATGTTTTATCCGGAGATCTCATCGTTACATCGCTGCCGGTACCACCTGTCAAATTTGCTGGGGAGGCACCTGTACCACCGGCAGAGACCATTGTTCCGGCAACATCTGTAAACGCAATCCTATTCCCCAAAGAGCCAGCGTTAGTCGCAGTTATAGTTATCGTCGGAGCGGTCCCCTCTGAGGCGGTGATGCCTGCAATGCCATTAGTTGTGTCACCAGATCCAGAACCATATTTGATCACCGATGAGGTGGCACCGTTGATGGCGGCTACCACTCTGTCAACCGTTGTGGTCGTCGTGGCGTGTAATTGGACCTGTACTTCGTTTGCCGTACCAGAAGATGGCGTACCGGTGACAAGCCTGAGGGTTATATTAGTGCCTGCTCCACCTATACCGGATGGTACGTTAACGGTAAACCGATCATTGTTGCTCGGTGGACCGGCCATTGTTAGTATCCCAGCTAGGGTGGCTGCCGTGGCCGATGTTAAATAACTTGCAGGCGCGGATATCCTAAACCTTTCAGGGCGATTTGTCATGCTGTCAGACCCGGTATTAATGGGTACGTTGCGGTTTTCATATCCGCCAACGTATCTTTGTGTAAAGGGTCCCTGAAGAGGTACCTCTGAGTTTACTCCGATGTCCTGCTGTACGTTGGCAAAATACAGCCCATTACTGGAACTATAGACAGTAGGAATTCCCGGGCGTGTCCGGATAATTGCCCTGTCCTCAAATTGCGTAGCAGAGTCTAAGACCACCAGCTTGGGTTCTACCCTGATTTTAGGGAAACGTTCGGCGTCATCTATAGGTTCATTATCCGGACTTTGGTCGGGCCTCAGGACAGGAACGGAGTTCTCCATCCACTTAACTTCCCCCTTCAACACTGTTTCGCCATTATCTCTTGGATTATTTACGCCACCAATAAAATCATGATGGAGATTGGGAATGGGCATATTTTTTACTGTAGGGGGATTATACCAATAAACTGGATCCTCGGTAGGCTTCGTTTTAGTATTTCTCCTATAAAAACCTGCTCCAATTTGTTTAGTTTGGGGGTTAGTGATAACTTTACGGAATTGCTCTCTAAGCTTGTCTACCGTGGCATCTCCCGAAGAGATCTCTGGTGTCTTATCCCTTTCCGCCGCGTAGCTCCACCAATTCCAAGCCGTGTTGGTATCGAGGGGATTGGTTTTCACTGGTTGGGCGTCAGTACCATAATCACTATATTCATATATAGGGAATCTTTCATGCGGTGGAATTCCAGATATATCCTCGGGGTTGATCGCGGTACCTAAAGCCGGATATTTATGCTGATACTTATTTCTTTCTAATACATGGCTCTCAATCGTGGTTTTGAGGCCCCGACTATGGGCGGCTGAGGCTGGATAAAGTTGCTCTACCATCTCACCAATTGCGGAATCTAGCCAACGATAATATTCAATATATTTCTCTACGTCGGGAACATTAGCCACTCTCTCAAAGAATAGTTGACGCAACTTTTCCATGGCCTTATAACGTTGACGATATTTGTTAACGTTGTCTCCGATGAGATCATTAAAGTCTTTAATGGTTGCGAAGTAATTGAGAATCTGCTCACTAACCGCGTTATTCATGCTTTTTTCCAGCATAAAATAGTATTTAATTGGGCGCGACTCGCGTGTAAATTGCATGTCGTCGCGCGACAAAGTTTGAATCATACTCAAGCTATCATTTTTTTCTGGGCCTTGTTGTTTGGCGGAATTGACATATACTGCGTCGTATACTTTTGTCGAACTAGTGGCAAAGAATCGCCCGACTCCGGGGTGTTGTATATTGAGGATGTTTCCTAACCAACGATATCGCCCTGTTTCTATGGCCGACCCAGAAGAGAAATCTTTAACAGAGAAGGCACCTTCTGTGCTAGATCCCGTCAAAGTCGCGAAGTTCCAATCGAGTGCTAACGTTTTCATTCGTGGCACGAAACGGTTATTGCCTTGTAACACAAACGAAACAGGGTCATAGGAAGAACTGTTTTCAAAAAGATATGCGCTTCTATATGGATGGGAGACTCCGTGGTTGTGAGCGTCCATCGCATGAGCGTTGACTTCTTCATTAGTAATGTAATCCATCCACACACGCGTAGAGGAGATCTTTAAATCTGAGCCCTCTATTACAGTTCCTGTAAAGTTAGTGCGGTAAGCCCCCACATACACCCTTTTTCCTTCGGATAAGAACTTATCTCCACGTGTAAACGCTGCGGCCGCCGACCCCGAAATAAACGAGCCAGTTAAATAAAAGCTATCTCGGATAGTGTTGGCATCATAATTGACCCCATAAAATTGAACTTCGTAACCGTTGGTCGCTTCTGTGGGGCTTCCACGATGAACAGAGCCCGTAGTACCGTCGACGGTATTCATCCATGGATGGGTTTTGGGAACAACTCGCACTGCGAGATTCCATTTTCGGTTATCATAATTATTGATATAGAAACTACTCGTAAGAGTTGGGATGCCGCTGGCCGCAGAGCTAGTTAATACAAATTTGGTGTTTTTGGAGCGGGCGCTGGGGCGTACTAAGTAAACTTGGAAATTGGCATAATTATTGGCGTCAGTTAACTCAAAACTAGTGTCTGTGTCATCAACAGTGTCATGGGCTGTGTAATGAATCTGTTGAACTCCAAAAACCGAAGAGCTAAGCTCTCCATAATATCGCGCATCCTTCACTAGTGCCGGGGTAGCGACGGGGGCGATAAATTCACATTCATAAGTCTGTGCCATTCCGTCTTCGAGGAAATCTCCACTTCCCGTACGGCTTCCTCGCGATGCAGATATAAAATTGCTACTATTTGAACCAGATTTAAATTGGTATACTACGCCGTTGAAGTCACTGTCGTTGCTGAAGTCAATATAATTTTTCTTCTCGGCACGATAGCGATAATTATCTTCAAGCTTATACACTTGATTGTTGGCGTACATGTTCATTTGAATAAGTTCATCGCCGACTCCAAAGCATCGGATGAGGTTTCTAAATGATTTCTCGGTCCCCTTGGACTTATAAATTTCAACCAGATTATTATTTATATTGTGATAAATAAGGTTTTTAACATCCGAGAGTTTGTCTTTAAATTTAACATGATCGTCCTTATCTAAAAACTGCTCAACAATAGGGGCGTCCGCAAACATTTCAGCCGTCATAAATCCGCGCGTTTCTAAGACCCGATCCATAAATGGTAAAGGTTTGTAACTTCCGGTTGCACCTTCACTCGAACTAAGATAGCCCACGTCTTTCACGTGTGGTAATTGCTTTAGTTGTAGCTGCAGCGTGTCAAAATAACTTGCCATGATTTGCGTAAGTTTGAGCAGGTTTTCTCCCGTTTCGGAGTCTTCAGACAAAACCCATTCCGGGAACATCCTATAAAAACTTCCTGCGTTTTCAAAATCATAAACTTGTCCTTCTGCTCTCTTAGTACTTTCTAAATTAGCGACTTGTGGGTGCAACCTATAGATAATGGGGTCTCTAAATTCAAAGCTTGAAGCCGTGGCTTCTACAATTGCTGATCCTGTGGATCGTGCCCCTGCTGCATACCCAGTCCAACTTCCATTAGAAAGCCGACCAGAATAATCTAAAATTGTGGCATCCACGCTCGATGTTTGTGTAATTCCTTCATTAAATTTATAATAAACGCCGAGTTGTGTGTTCGCGTCATCAACATTCGTCCCGGCTCCGAGCGCAGACTTCCAGTTCAGGCCAATTTGCTTGGCTGTGCGCCCTTCTTTCCAGAAGCGGAATTCATCTAGCGAGCCAGAGAGCTTTCCATAGCCTCGCATAACCTCCATATCTTCTTTGACATCCTGGTGGAAAGTGTTGTCTCCTGCTCCTCCCGAAGGTGCCGCAACCAGGGACCCAACGGTGGCCACCAACGCTCCACTTACATAATCTATAGTGGAACCCGTCACCACAGAGGCGTTATAGCGCCCGTCTACATAAAGAGCCAGAGATAAGCCGTTTTGATTGTCTTGACCTGTATCAATGGGTGGCGCAGTTTCCAATGAACCTACGGATCCGGTATTTTTAATAACAAATGCATAATGATGCCATGTGTCATCTCCCACAGAGGCGGTACCAAGGTTTCCAATTGGTTGGCGGTAAAGGCCATTAACTCCCGACATATATGTAATAAAGAACGGGGATGCATCCGTGGTGCCTGATATTTCTACTCTAAGACGACCGTAATCAGCACTAGAAGATATACTGCTAGTGGTATAACAGTCAAAAACTACCTCAAAGCCTCCTGGGTTTTCAAAGTCGCTTAAAAACGTTGACTTCTTTAACCAAAACTCTACCGTATTTCCATCAATACCTCCTATCTTGAGATTGGATTCGCGATGTTTGGCTAAATTATAAGCGTTGGCCCCGCGAGAACCGCTGGTGTTATCTTCAATGCTCGGAAAAGTATCTTTAATATCTGCGGTCGTATGATCCGGATGGGGACCACCTTTGAAGAAAATATATTCCAGATCAGAAGATTCTAAATAAATACCTCCTTCATATCCACCATTACCTGATGCGGAGATGGTGTTTGCTACACTACCCCATCCATTTCCAGCATTGTCCAAAGAGAATATAACAAACCCTGTGGTTCGGGGATATAGCTCATCAAATATATAAAGATCGAGGAATGACGAGGAATTCAGCCACGCTTGTTTTTCATAGCGCGAGCCATCGTAAGGATAGGTATCATAAACTCGTTGAATAGATTGAACATAATATTCTTGCGCCGATCCAAATTTCGCAAAGTTGGCCGGTTGGGAAAAATCTACATGAGGCAGAAGACGATTTCTTTCTTCTCGTCGCGAATATACGTATCTTTCAGATTCCGCCTGCTTGCCGACCTCTTCCGTGCTGGTAGCGGGTAGAACTTTTGATATTTCGCCTTTAAATAGATCTTTTAAACTCATGACTTATCTTCAACTCTAAACTTAAATATTTCTGGCTGTTCTAAATATTCTGTACCATCGTAGTACACAAATTTAACACCATATGCGTACCCCTGTTCTAGTAGACTCATATCTAAATCAAAATAAGCGCCAGAAACATCAAAAGAGAGTCTAGTATAGTCAGATGTAGACTTGGTGGCTCCTGGGGCCGAACCTGTTCCATATGCAATGGCCTCGGTTTGATCTACGATTCTATAAACTTTGTAATAAGCATCTTCAATAATCTGATTCTTGGGTTCGCTAACCGTCGTCACATATATATTATAATCTGCGCCCAGTTCGCGAATGAAAAGGCGCATGCGCGGACGTGTGTTTGTATTATACACCGCTTTTAAATTTTGTATTTTAGTGGTGTAGCGAGGAGTGGAATAAATGGGCGACGTATTCAGTTTAGTCGGCACAAAGCTTCCCGTCGTATAAACAGTGGCGTTTGGATCCAGCGAAGAAGTGATAGTGTGACTTCCTGTGAACCACACATCATAAATACGTGTTAGCGGGGTACTCGCGCCTGTCAAGCACACTGAGGCTGAATATATACCGGTTGATACATATCCACCTGTTACTGCGTAGGGATTCCCCGATTGCACGAAGTCTGTGGTAGTTACACATTCCAAAACTTGGTGGGGAGCATCGGCGACTGCATTGCCGGCGAGATTGCCCGAGAAAAAGCTTACATAAATTTCTCCTGTATAATCGGTTACGATTCCGGGAATATTCGTTAACTTTCCTCGCACATAATTGTAAAGGAATAAAGTGTTAAGATTTCCATCCCCATCAGACAAAGAACTGCTATAAATAAAATTCCCCCGGTCATCTCTATTCGCCTGGTCGTAGCGCGCCTCAATACAGGGGCGTTTAAAGAAATATTCCGTCTCGCGATTGAAAAACTTTTTAGTGTAATAAGATTCTTTGGCGCCTGTGGTGTTGAGCAGTATCGCGGTGGAAGTAGAAGTTTTAGAATAGGCCTCCTGGGAGCCCGTGATTTTTATCATCACTCCATAATTTGTTAAACCGGAGCCACCTCCAGCTTCGCCAGTAATCCACTCTTCCACCAGGTGAGATATATCGACCTCCATGTCTCCTACACCATTAGGAAAAGTAACGGTATAGGTTGTGGGGGGGGATGTTATATCATGATAATTTAAATAATCCCCCCCGATATTGTTCCAACTTATTAGCCCAGCACCGGCAGGCGTTGAACCGGACCTAGCTCGTATCCAGTTAGATCCGGATCCGTCGTGCGTCAGATCTTTATACTCTTCCATATCTAGGCCGTTGCCCTCGTCCCAGTCAGTAGTAATGGGAGCTACAACTAGTTGTAAATTTTTTGGTACCGTAAAGCTGTGCTTGGCATTAAAGAGTTTCAGATACCAGGCCACCGAGCCGCTTGCCGGGATGGTCCCTGCTGTCCGGTCTGATGACATGGTTCCCACAGGAAAACGTATAAGTCCTCGCGAGAGTTCCTGGGAGTAGCCCGTAGGGGCGGACGATGAAGCTTGTCCATAAATGGAAAATATTTCCATGACGTCCGATTCGCCCATATTAGAGCCGGTTCCTCGCGTCGATAAATTAGACTTGAAGGCGTTCGTGATTGTGTTGTTTGCATCTGCTATATAACGTTTTATGGCCATTATTAATATGCTCCTCCGCCTGAGGAGTCACCGCCCGCAGTGTCGGCAATAATTCCCGTTATTTGCCCTGTGATATCCGATCCTGGATATTTTAATTCTAGAATTGTGTCGGCTGGTACCATCAGGAGACGGCCATCGGTGGAGACATGATTTTCTATATCTAAAAATATATTAGAATAATTGAGACCCACTTTTTGGATTACGTCTACGTTGGTTGTGTCAACCACCCCATCAATCCGATTCAAGGTTTTATATATTTGAGCGATGTCAAGGGGTTCTCCGATATTAAAGACGCTGGCATATAGAAGGCCGAGTTGCCTCTTGCATTCCAAAAGTAAGTCCAAACTGTTGACTCCTGCGTCCCCAATAATATCAAAGTTGATTCCTATATTTACGATATTGGCATCTAATATATCAATAGTATCATTGACCATTTTATAATTAGCTAGCCACGTTGTAATGTTTTCTTTAATGGTACGAGTGGGGGCAACTAAAGTATTGTCCGTATTTTGAGCGATTACATACATGTTGAGATTTCGTTTAAATGAATCAACGTCTTGTATTATATTCACTCGTTTAATGGCTCCAAATTTTGCGGGCATTGAATAAACGGCGCTTATATAATCCTGTTTCGTAACTGCGCGGTTTTGTTTGGCGAAATGAGCTTTGGCTCGGATTTTAAGTTCATCAATAGTGGGCAATGTAACGTCTCCAATGATGGGCGATTCGTTGGTTACCTCAACACTACTAATGACGGTGTTTACTTTTGCGCCATCAAGTTCGCCTTCATTGGTGAATTGTAGGTTAGGACGCAAGACCCGATTGACGGTATTGACCGCTGCATTCGCGTTGGTACTATCGTTAGATCTATAACTAACATAGAGTGTGGTGTTGGCGGGAGCGATGCCAAATTTATCGGTAGAATTAAGGCGAGAGGGGTCAAAAGAAAGCGACGAAATATAGTCTTTTCCATATACATCCAATATAACATTGCTCGGATCTGCGACAGCGGGGTTCTTTATTTCAACATCGCTGCCATGACCAAACTGTAATATTGCTCCTCCCTTAAATTTTTCTAGGGTATAACGACGTGGTACCACATAAGGACGTAACAAGTAAGGGGCCAAATTTTTATCATCTCGCTGACTTAGGATTGGTCGGTATATAATATCCTGCGATAGATTCTCTACCTCCATGTATTGATGTCCCTCGGAGTCGGTCACCGACAAGACGTCCGTAATTGTCCCGTCACTAATTTGAATGCTTCGGAACTTTTTAAAGTTTCCTATCACATAAGATGTAAATTTAAGTACCCCGGATATTACACGTCCTTTCGCCTTTACGGCATAAGTCGTGGGGACACCAGTCGCACTATTAACGGCACTCACCACAACCTCGATGGCCGCCTGATTACTAAAATCTATGTCTTCTAACAAGGTAAAGGTGTTACTCCCTGCGCCAAATAGGGTACCTGCCTGGAGAGTGGGAAGATACTGGGTATCAAGCCCTGCTCCGTCGGTGGTTGCGGGGATAGATAAAAAGACGTCCACGTCACCCATGCTACTTGCACTATATTTGAATTTATAACCTAATTGACGCGCCTGACGAACTACGTTATTGTATTCCATGGCTGTATCTAAAAACGCCTCATTCGCCTGGTAATCGGTATAGAAAGAAAGGATGTCTCCGATATAGGCTACTGCGTCAATCATTTGAGCGCCAAAGGATGCTTCATTGAAATCTTTGAAAGTTGAAGCATAATATCTCTTCGCATAATCGATTAAATCATTTTTAATACTTTCGTAATCGCGGCTTGTATATCTAATAGGGGTATCTTTTCTGCCCATAATTTTTTATCTCCAAAACACAAAATAATTAGTTAAATCAAAATTTTATGTCTAGTTCGTCTGATGTATTTAATTGCGGTATGGCATAAACCAATTTTATTGATATAGTGTTTGGTCCTATATCCGAGAGCGGTCCAGCGGTTTCAGCGTTCCAAATCTGAATGTCCACAATAACTACGTGCGGCAAATAGATCCGAATTTGTTCCGATATTCTCGTCTTTATCTCATTCATGGTGAAAGCGTCATTGCTCTCAAACAACAAATTACGAACGCCCGCGCCAAACTCAGGGTCCATGATCCTTTCACCAGGAGATGTCAAGATAAGATTCTTTAAATTTTGTTTGGTCGCTTCTTTAAGTGTTTGATTTAATGTAAACGGTCCATCGATATCGTCTAAAGAAAGAGGTAATTTTACTGATATTCCTGGCATTTTTATTTATTCCTTTTCTTTTTCCTTTTGATTAAGTAGCAAGCAGACTGTATTATTGAGATAGGCTTTTAGAGTAGAAAACAACTCGTCCTCTCCATAGGTCAGAAGCTTATATTCCATTAAACTATTACAATATACGGCAATCACCGACAAAAAGTTGGTAATTTTGAGAGCCTTAGTAAACAAATCTTTAGCTTCGTCACTTTTCATCATCTCACAATAAAGATGTCGTGCGATCTGATCTCCTCCTAGATTTTCTATGTCAAAAAAGGAGGGGAAACCTTGCTGGTTCTCCGGGTGCAGAAGAAGATTTTTTAACTGTTGATCCATGTGCACGGGGAAATAGGTTAATATGTCTTTAAGTTTGGTAGACTTTGCAATATTTAAAATGAATTCCGGATCCTGCATTTCCTGTAAGCTGATCTCTTTTTGAAGCAAGGGAAAAGTGTATGCAGTGCGGTCCAGATCCGGTTGACCAGCAGAGCCCTGGAATGCTGTGAGGTCTTGGGGCGTGGGACCGGTTGGTGCGTTATAGTGATCGGCAAATGTTCCCGGCTCGTCGGTCATAATAAGAGAATTAGGATGCTCCATTCGATTATAATATTTTTTGCCAATAAATCCGCGGGAGGGGGTCTCGGCGACACCAATCCATTTTTTGAACAGGTCCCCCAGGCCGTCGTTAAGCCCGTCAGGGAGATCATCACTATCAAGGACCAAAGACATTCTCAATCCATATTTCAGTCCGTGTAAAATATCCGACGCCTGGGTGTCTTCATCTATCAGGCCCAGAGGAAGCATGGACTGAAGAGCAAGCGGTGTAGTATAATACTGAGTGGATCCACCGTCCGCGAGGCCGGCAGTCTCTGATGCACTAACTCCCCCCTGCAAGTAATTCTCGCCCACATCCTCCACATAATAAACTCTAACGATGGGAATCAACTTGGTATCGATAAATCCCATATTGCTCTCATCCGTGTCCCAATATCTAATACCGTTTATATCAGTATAATAATCGTCATCAAAGAGCCCCCACTCTGTTTTTCCTTTAATGTTAAACGTTCTAATGGGGATTCTCACATTTACGCGTTCAAAGAACAACTTGTATTTTTTATCCGGATTTTCTGGATCTACCGCGATTAGGCCTTCCTGGGGGTTTTCTTCTAATTTGAGGATGTTTCTAGGAACCTTTAAGTCGGATTGAGGAGCCGTGGTTGGTGGATCCAGGACTTCGTTGGTGTCCTCGTCTACCACGAGTGCGTTGGCTAAATTTTCATTTTCGTCTTGGAGTTCGCGATATAATTCATTATACTTTTCTTGGACTTCGTTATAAAGCTTGATAAATTGTTTTTTGGTGGGAAGTTTCATTTGCATGCGACCGGTGCCAAGTTGGATGGCCTTCATTTCCGACTTCTCATCAAACTCTGAGGTTTTGATATAGGCTCCGCCGGCTGCTCTCTTGCGGATAAATTCAAATTTACCCAGCATCCTTCCCAAAGTTCCAGGTCGCTGTTCAGGCAATCCGTCGGCCTTGTCAGGTTGCAACTCGCCGGCGAATTCGACCTCAACGAGATCATCCGTCACCCACTGGTTCACGGTGTTATTTTGCCAGTGTCTTACAAAAATGGGATTCGTTTTAGTGTTGTGCGTTGGCCGCATCGTTTTATCAAGTTTGGGACTAATGGAAGCAAATGGGATCCCATCTACTTCCCAAGCATCTCCGGAGTCGGGGATCCCCTGTGTTGCCTTGTTCCATTTATCGGGTTGCCCAAAATTATAGGGAAAGAACATGTTTTTGATTTTCTCTTTCTTCACAGCATATTTGAGGCCCCCCGCGGGGACCGACCACGGCTTAAGCCAATCATTGGGGAAAAATCGCTTGAAAGCTTTTATTTGGATGGAACTCAAAAGATTCCCCGGAACTTCCACATCGGGTGCGTTCCCGTCGTTAACGAATATAAAAGAAGCGCCATTGGCGCCGATTTTAAATTGTTGCAAGTTCATGCATTTGTCAGTAGTTGTAGGGACAGGGTATTTATCCGAATCCATATTCATGGCTGCGTTAATCTTTATCTCTCTGATGGCCTCGTCAAGTTCCGAATTAATTTTTGGAAAAAATTCATCATCTACTTTGAATAAGAAATTCAGCATATTGACGTCATCTAGAGGCGAAGTTGTATCGCCCGAGTAAGCAATTGTGGTAGGGTCTGCCCACGGCTTTCCAGGCCATTTTGTAATAAACTGGCGAATATAAGTCCCGAAATATTTAAAACCAATAAATCCCATCAAATATTTGTATAGTTGATAGTTTGGGTTATAATACATCGGGGACGTCCATGGTTTTACGCCATCATTTAGAAGTTCATATTTTGCGTCTTGTTCGTTCAGAACGTAGTATCCCATGGGAATGAGACTTCTCTGAATCGTCTGTAACTCTGTTCCATTATACATAATTTGATAAACGTCTTGTAGTTCTTTCCATGACAAAATCCGGTCTGGAGCATTATACCAGCCATTATGATCAACCCCCTTACTGTCGGCAACTTGCCCTAGATCTTGTAAATCTTCTGCTTGTTCTTCTGTAAGGTGGGGTTCGGGCGACGCGAAGGCAGTCTCGTAGGCGGTGCCGGAAAGAGAGGCAAAGGTCTCAAAGACAAAGCTAAATTTATTTCGTTCTAATATATCGCTATACAAGAGCGCGTCTCCGGCATCCGTAAATTCAAAAGTTTTAGTTACATCTTCAAAAGAAAATGGTATTGCGATATTTTCTTGGTCGGGGTCATCACATATTAAGGTTTCAATTCTATCAAATAAGACTGCCGCTAATTCATCCAGTCCCTGAAGTGCAGCCTCATAATTTTTATTGATATCAGTGCTCTTGAGATAGACCTCCGACATGTCCTGCAATACTCTTTTAAGATTATCGTAATACTTTCCCAGATCGGGATACAGCACCAGACGTATATACTCGCGTACCATTTTCGATGCTAAAACCTTTTGAGGGCTGGCGCTCTCAAAAAGGAAGGGCGCTGTCATTATCATTTGTACCATAAAGAGACGCGAATATAGGAGAATAACCCCTTCAAGAGCGGCATCATATAAATGGGAAGTAGATTGAGAACCAAAGCTTGCATTTTTAAAATTGTCTTTACTTATTTGCTGAATCAGCTTTTTAACCTTTTGAGGATCAAGGTATTTGTCGGAGTATACCATCTCGTTAATGGTCGCCAATTTAGAAAAATCAGAGGCACGTGCTTTCTGCACCAAGTCATTAAATATATACGAGTCTAGGTTGTTAACAAGCTTAAGCCATTCTGCATGTTCCTCAAAATCAAAGTCCACAAGTGACATGTTCTCAAGGAGATCTTCATCCAACGCGTTCATAAAAAATTGTTTAAAATCGCCTACGTTAATTAACAGATTGGGCGCAGCAAACTTGAAAAAGGGGGTAGCGGGATCTCCAAGGCTAAATTCGTTATCAGTTAGATTAAAATATGGAAAGGTAATCATACCCGATGTGGCACTGGTCCCTATCCCTGCCTCGTCCGGAACACCTTGGTGCCCTTCGCCTAAGGAAGATTCAATTTCGTCCGAGTCTGATTCGGGCTCCTTTTGTAATTCAGCCTCTGTCGGGAGTGACGGAATAGTTTCTGCTGCTACGAGCATTCTGCCTTCGCCGGCGTTGGCCTGTGGCAGAGCGCTTGGGGCGTTCTCCCAACCGGTATCGCGATATTCCGCAATTTTAAGCATGCTAAAACCTTCTTTGGTCTTTTCAAGATCATAGGTTTTTAAATTCTCATTAATGGGGTCAACTATTTGGTTAATTGCACTGTTTGTTACTCCTTGCGGGGCGGCATCCGCTATGACTTCTTTAACCTCTTGAGTAGAGATCATATTATTAGGATTGCCCCCAATGGCGTTAAGGAGACTTTTAAAGTTCTTTCTGTTGAGTTTAGCTTCCAGGTTTAACTGTCCCTCAATCTGGCTGTCAGAGAGGCCTAGATTTTTCAACGTTCTCCGCAACATTTCCGTGGCCGCATCGTAATCCCCACATACATCGACCACCCCTTGTATCTCCATCAAATTCTGACATACTATTACGGCTCGTGGAGATGCATCTCCAATTTTTTTAAAAAATGTTATTTTTTTAGTTTTAGTACTCAATATCGCATGGACGTGCGGGGTTGCATAGTCTGCGTTAACAAGCACCGACTCGCATATTAACAACGCATCTTGAGTAGGAGCACCACCTAAAAGTGCGCAGACGTCTGTGGCAGTTAATTGCGCCAGGACGTCTGAAACATATTGAGATAAGGCTCCTTCGGCTGTGCCAAAGTCCATAGCTGGAAAATCAATGCCCAGATCTTCTGCGCTGGTTTGACCAAGAGGTTGTTTTTTGGAGCCGCAACTGCTAATAATATCAATAAGAGCATTGCGTAGAGGCACGATAATAATTTGTTCTACATAAGATAAAATGATTTTTTCTAATTGCGATGTAATAGACCCCAATAGCTTGCTGAATATGGGAAACCTATCCGGCAAATCAAAAGCTAGGAGATCTGGGCACGCCTGCAGCCCGCGGGCCGTTGGTGGTGTGGGAGCTAATTTCTTCTCACGGAAATCTTTCTTTTCACTAGCGATCAGATCTACAAGATAGGTTATGGCCGCGGCCGTTCCCGCTATTAACAACTCGCATAATACTCGTTTCGTGTCTCTTCCTAGGCCATCGGAAATAGTAGAATAAAACGAGGCCGAGCCAATGGCGGGCGGCTGGGCGCCGGTGCCGGTGGACCAGCTATGGCCTGTCGCTTGGCCCGCGGGCTCGGGCACTTGAAGTAGCGGATCCGCAACCCCCTCTGTCTCCCCTGTGATAATTTTGGTAGTTTTTGTATTTTGTTCTACTGACCACTCTTTAAACTGGGTAATAATACTCTCAAATTGTGCTTGAATTTCGGGCGTAAAATCTAGAGCCATTCCTTTTCCGCTGACGTGATATTGCCCATAGCGTATTTTGTCTATGGCCTTGACTACCTCGTCCGGGTTCGTCCCAAAGCCGGCAAAAAAGGCCTCTAACAAAGTATCACACATCATATCGATTAATTCTTCCAGAGAAGTGTTCATGAAGGTACATTTCATTGCTTCTCGGGCAATTGTACTCAAGTCTATTTTTGACAAGAAAAACGAATAGGCGTCATCGAGAGTTCGGATTTTGGAGGGTGTCCTCGGAGTAAGGCGAAATATTTCATCCCCAATTTGATCCGCGAATGTTTGATTTCTTCTCGCCATGGCTGTTCGTATATCTAAGCTGGGGCTAAAATCGCCATCTGCATCTAACAAAGATACTCCGGACACATCCGATGCCCGCGCTGCTCGCTTGATATAGTTTAAAGTAGTTGTCTGGGTTATTTCTTGTTTTTCTTTGGGCTTTTGTGGCTTATTGCGCTTTATATCAAACAACTTTAGCTGTTCTTCGGTGGTTAAATCGGAGTTTATTTCGGCTGTAATGCCTCTGTAATCAAGTGCTAATTCGGTTGGTGAGGGCGGCACAACGTGAGCCTCAGACATAGCGGTTAAACGTCTCGGCATAATATAGTCGCCATTAGCATTTTGTGGATATTCCACATAGCTCTTGGCAAAGACAATTAAATCTGGGGGCTCTGTTTGTTTTCTATTCGCTGTTTGGGTGGTTTGAGATTCTTTCTGAATGGCCGCGGCCGATTTTCCCTTGGCCACTGCGCCGGCCACCATCTGAGTAGCTCGTAACATCTTCAAGAAACTAGAGGAGCACGGATCAGATGCGTCGCGAAGTTTATCGCCTATGGCCAATAATTCTTCAAAATTGGTAAGCAAAAGGACCACCTCGGGCGCTATCTGTGGTGGAGTCATCATCGGAACTAGAACGTTCGCGAGCGTGGCTAGTCGCGTGAGGGGAATATTTGGGTGATATAAGCGCACGTCTCCTCCCCCTGGCTGACTGTTGCCAAGGAGACCTTCCAACTGGTCAAACTGGGACATGTCATGATCCCACAGTAACTCGTAATATTCAGGGTTTTTTGTTTCTGATGCATGCATCATGTCCAGATTAGGAAGATCGTGAGGTAGCGCCCAGGTCTTGGGGAGGTAGCTTAAGTTCATAGACTCTATGAGATCCGTGTATAGCTTCTGTAGCTTTGCGACTTCTTTTGGGTGGTCCGGGGTGGGAGATGGGGTCGCTGCGTCCTTAACTCTCGCTGCTTGACGGATGATATTTTTAATAAAAAAACTCTCTTCCGTGCCAACAAGCCTGGCTGGCGTGGTGTTATACCGATAACCACCCCAATGACCGGTCAGTTTCCAAGCCTTCGCGTCAATATAGCTCCAAATTTCAATTGCTTCGTTGCGGTTGGTAGCGTCCGGGGCGTAGAAGGCTTCGATATTCATTTTGAGGTACGCCATCATTAGCGCTTTGTATTCCTCCAACTCTTCGGCCAGAGCCGAAAAGTCAACTTGACCAAGTTCATCCGATAAAATCAAATAAGACTCGTCCTGAATTCGTTGATAATATTTTAAAACCTTGACTATAGTACCCATCTTTTCTTCAAAGTCCGAAAGTGAACTAAACCTTAACATTTCGGCCCGGATATTAGAACCTGTGCCGGCACTAAAATCTTCAATACCAAAGTCGGGGGCCATCGGTAGTTTGAGAGCGCCAACAGCCATTCGCGATGGATTTTCGTAAGTCTCGAAATCGTTTTGGGCCCAGAGCGCGTCAAATTGTTTCTGCTTGTAAGATACCTCGTACGTTCTTACGACTTCGGTGGGGTTGCCAGAGTGGCGCAGGTTTTGCGTTCCGGCTTCGTATATCCCAGCTTGAGAAACTTCTATGCAATCAGGACAAAATGAAGGGTCTGTATGACTAATAGCCTGTTTAGGGTCTCTCTGATAAGCAGATATTGAGTCCCAATCTGCGGCATATGGAGGGTTTGTCAATTTTCCCCGTATTTCGTCGGGATACATATTCCAGAAAGATAGGGATGAGAAGTCTTTGCCATAATAAGCACATAAAAGTACGGCGCCTGCCAATTGGATGGCGTCTTCGCGAGTTCCCACCGCAACCCTGGCTCCGTTGGATAATGGAGAAACCCAATCTAGATAATCATCCAATTTTGCTGCAGGCGCCTCTATAAAGGCCATCTTGATCTTGTACTTTCCGCCCTCTAATACGGGTTCATATAGGTTATAATTGCGTGGATCTGCCATGATTTTTAATTGGTGTTGTTATATGCGCTACATATATAAGTTGCTTTGCTGTTTTTTCTCAAATACTTATTTCGCGTCCCTGTCACATTAGCCTTTTCATTAAAGATTCCGGCAGCCTGTGTGGCCATCGTTGTTCCAAAGACACCCTGCAAGGCCGTTTTTGTTTGGCCCGCAGCTATGAGTTCTGGTGATGGTGATGTAAGTGGGCTCGCGGTGACCACGGGGTGAGTGTGGGACTGAATGGCGGTATTCCACCCCACTTGCTGTTGATTCCATTTCATCTGATTGTCTATAAACGCATAAAGTAACTCGTGGAGATCTTGGATATAATCTAGTACCCGGTCCATACAATTTACCATATTGCTTCCCCTCACTAGAGGTTGAATGTTGGGCCCTCGGTAATTACCGGCCACCAAGTCAATGCCCTGGATGCTGACAATTTCTCCATTCTTCGAATTATATGGATCCGTTCCCGTAACCAGTTTTATCCCCTCTCTCGCCACAATACGAATATTATCAGCTTTCATACCAATTGCCGAGAGGCCCTTGGGGTTGCCTAGGCCACCGTGCTCTCTGTTGTTTTTAAGGTCAAAATAAATGGGATCGTCAACATCGGTTTTCTCACACATCCATATCCGGGCGGCTGCCGATTTAAAGTTGGGCGACACCTCTTCCGTATTAAGTCCATAGTGGCCTACAACCATGTCTATAGAGTGAGCGTGCGACTCTTGGGATCTGCCACTCCATATACCAGCGGGACGATCTTTCCCCAATACAATAGAAGCGTTGTCTTTCTGAATCCACTGCTCGTAGGGTGCACGGACACATGTTGGAATTCCCGGGGGCAGATCCCTCTCTTCTCCCCCTTGATAATGTATTTTTTGCCATATATCTGCCATTCTACCTTTTCCTCTTTCCTTATCCGACCGGAGCTTTCTCGGGACAAGCCTTGGCAAAAGTGTTGGGATCTACTTTCACAAGGCCCTCTTCCTTTAGCGGGTCATTACAACTAATACTCATCCAAGCTTTTACTTTCTGATTTCTAGGATTGCCACCCCACGTCTTGGGATGGTTTAACAACCGATGGTTTCCTGCAATTCCGGTTTTAGATGGGTAGGTGGTGTCTCCGGCTTTGGGGGGAAACTCTTTCATCAGTCGGTCCCATATCCCTAGCCCGACGGGATCATTTTTGTTGGCCTGAACTTCAAAATGGGCCAAGACGTGAGTGTCACTAATGGGAATTTTGCGTCTTCGGTTGATATCTTTCAACAACCTTACCAACGTATCTTGTTGGGCTTTTGTGTATCCACCACTGTTGTTTTTCCAATTTCCCTCTTTGGGGCGGCCGGTGCCGTACTCCATCTCAAATCCATTTTGAGGAGCTACGTTGGTACCCTGCAAATCTATGGCAATGCCGCGAGTGTTTTGGCTTTGCCTTCTCATGTTCCGTGAATAGCTGCCCGGAGCTTTAGGGTCGGGCCACATGCAGCGCATTTTCACGCCCATCCCCCCGGCTTTTCTGCCCGAGGAGACGACGCCCGCTGTACTATATGCGACCACTGACTCGTCTACCAAAACATAGCACGTGCCATCTAAAGTAATATAATAATGACTAGAACAATTACCTCGCCTAATCCAATCTCGGATGCAAGCTCTTACAACCCCATCCCGAGCGGCTTTGGTTTTTTTAGAAAACCTGTCCTTACCCCAACTTCCATGATGTAAAATGATGCAATCATAAGCCCGATAGTTGCGATCATGATTTCGTTTTCCCGTGGCCGTGGTGTCTGCACAATCTAATTTCCCTAAAAAGGTACGATCTGCCCAGGGAGCGAAGCCAGGTTTTGCGTGAGGGTTGACCCTGTGTCCTCCCGGCCCGCAATTTGCAGCAGGGGGTAACGGTGTCGCAGGAGGAGGGCCCGGTGTTGATGGAGGTGTAGAACCCCGAGGAGTAGATCGCGATGGTGGCACATTTGGAGTGGCAGTAGAGGCGTCTTTGGGGGAAGAACGATCATAAAATTCTAAAATGAACGCCTTATCATTATTAATGCCCAATATTTCCGGTCGCGTTTTCATTTGAAAGTCGGCAAAGGTAACTTTAAGAATGGTGCCCGGGCCAACTTTATCGAGGGGAATGTCAGAGGCACCGCCGGCGATACCAGTGGCGCCATATGTGAAATATATAGGATGTTGAAATATAGCATTCCAATCGGCCTTAGCTATCCTCCGCTTATTTGCGGCGGCGCCGATTTTATCTGTATCGTCGGAGAAGCCACTATATATAAATCCGTTGGCCACGGACGTTTGCTGATCAAGGTCCCCTTTGCCCTGACGTGGTTGTGACGCCAATTTGGTGGGTGGGGGCACCACGTCAAAGCCGGGTATGCGGCAAACAGCACATAGACGTGGCGTACTGTGTTCCCCACTACCTGTCTCCTGATATACATCACTTTGCAAGACGATGGCATTTAAATACGCCGGTTTCCCAGCTTCAATCCGGCTGCTCACATATTGTTGTAGCGCCTCGGACATTAAAGTAGTGCTCATCGTTTCGCGCGCATAGACAGTACGTCCTCCCGTTGCTTCAAAAATGTGCGGATTTAGCTCTTTAGGGTCTATATCTCTATACCGTAAAATTGGCCAAAATTGCATCGCGCGGATAGCTTCTGTCACCTTCCCCCAATCCATCTCTACTCTTTTTCTCCCTGAATTAAGTCGTATAATTCCTTCTTGTCGTCGTCGGACAGAGCAACATCCTTGGTTTCCCGCTTTTGAATGAGGGCAGTTATTTTGACGAGTTGTTCGTTAGACCTCTGTAGGGTCTCCACATATTTCGCGGCAATAACTCCGACTTTTTCGTGTTGCATGTTACTACTCGCTAGAAGTTCCATAACATCTTTGAGAAGAGCTTTCGTAACCTCTCTGTCTTCAGTGATATTTTGAATGGCTTCTTGAAGATAAAAATCTAGATTTTTCATCGTTAGTCTCCAGTATCTTCAATAATTAGCAGTGTTTATATTTTTCCATCGTTCCAATTATTGCGAAACGTTTTGTAGCGGGACCGTAACTTCGTTAAACTGCTCACCACTTGCTTGGTGTTTAGACCCGTTAATTCTCTTAAATAAAGATAAACGGCTTTTTTATTAAATATTTCAATGTCATCCGAGCTTTCAAAGAGTACGTCGATGGCTTTCAACACTTTGCGCTCGTTTGGTTTTAAATTCATCTCATGCCACGAGGAAACCTCCTCCTTAAAAGAAGCCCAAAATTCATTATACTCTCTCTGTGATATATACATCTCATCTTCAGAAAGATATTTTTGTTCTAGCCCGTGATTTATGTCATCAAAATTAAGTTCTCGTCGTGTTTTGGTAGCATTTTTTTTTACCTTGTGAATAAACCAATTTTTTGTGATGACGCTAAAATAAGAAAAGGCTTTTGACCCTTTGTCTGGATCATATTTATCGAGGATAGTCGTGAGCCAGAGTTTGCATTCCTCCATCAGAAATTCAATATTGGGCAAATTAGAAAACTTATACGTATATACAATTTTGTTCACCAACTCATGAAATGCTGGACGTATCCATTCAATATACAGTTGTTGTTTTTCATCGCGGCTATCAGATTTTGCATATTTTACAATGGCATCTTCATGATCTTTAGTAAAATAATGTCTTGTTTTACGTTTCCGGGCCATCTTCTTCCTCTTCATCGCCTTCCTCTGCGACGGTGAGCGCGTTCTTATAGTCTTCTATCTCCCCCACTACCACTTTAGAGTGCTTGATAAGCTGTTGCAGAGTACTGTCCCCGTAATAAGTCTCTAACTCGTGTACACCTTGCAGGTGCGTTGAAAACTCATCTACTACATCAAATAAATCTTCAAGATTATCAAGAACATAAAAATAATCTCGGAGAACATTTCGGAGATACCAAATAAAAAAGATATTCACTATAATAGATAATGTGAGTGCTATCCAAATCATTATGCTTTATACTCCTCCTTCTTCAATCTTTCTTTTTCCTCTTGTAAATCTTTCTTCGTATCAGTGATGTACTTTTTGACGCGATCACCAACCTTCATTTTAGAGTTGTTTTGTTTGGTCGTTTTTCTAATAACAGAATAAACCTTTTTTAAAGTGTGAATCTTCTGACATTCTGGACATTTTTTGAGCTTCTCACCCATGGAGTGAGTGATCGTAATCTCGGCGTCACAACTATTGCATTTATATTGGTATCGGGGCATATGCACGTAAATCTAGGTCGCCTTAAAGCAACGGCTCGTCGTCATCATCATACTCTCCCTCTCCCGCGTCGGAATGACATGTTTCGGGCTCCATGGCGTCGCCCTGTGCCGCGGCATCCAGAATATCTGCGTCTTCGTGAGATAGTTTCACCAAGGGTGGGTTAAGCACAACCAATTGGCTACCGTCGTCTGGAGTGAGTCTGAACCCTTTTAATACGGGAACAATATCACTTTGCTCGAGTAGTGATTTTTGAAGCGCCATCATGACGGCGCCCATAGCTTGGTCTGAGAGGTGGTACTCTACTAGGTTTTGTTTCTCGGGTGTTGTTGGCATTATAATCTCCTTTTTTACCATTTAAAATTGTTTTTGTAATAATCAATCAACTTGGGCAGTTCTTCATCAAAATTCTTTTGATTGTTCCATCCAAGAGATCTAAGTTTGTCGTCGTTAAGAGCGTACCTTACATCTTGCCCTTCTCGGACATAAGACAAATCAATGAAGTCCTCCCAATTATACTCATTTCCATGAAAATTGTTAATCACTTTTCTAACAGTGTCTTTATTTTTCTGCTGTAAGTTGCCCGCCACATTATAAATTTCGTCTACTTCCCCCTTTTTAATAATGGTTACCACAGCGTGTGCTGTATCCTCCGCATGTAGCCAGTTGCGTACGGGTTCGCCTTCGTTGTGTAAACGAATTCTTTTTCCTCTTTGTAATAATTTCACTGATAGGGGGATAAGCTTCTCGGGGTATTGGCCGATTCCATAATTATTGGTGGGCCTCAATATTACGTAATTTAATTTATATGTTCTGGCCCACGCCAAAATTAGCATATCTGCCGCAGCCTTTGATGCGCTATACGGATTGCTCGGATTTAACAAATCGGTCTCTACAAATTCACCCTCTTCGATATCGCCGTACACTTCATCGGTGCTAAAATGAAAAAAGGTTGGCTTATTGTCTACATTGGAAGGCTTCTTGCGGATGAGGTCTAGGAGATTCTTGACCCCCTCTACGTTAGATTTTAGAAAATCGGCGCTATCAATAATACTATTTCCAACATGCGACTCGGCCGCTATATTAATAACCCATTCACAGTCAGGCAGATATTTTAAATCGCATATATCCTCCTTAACAAATGTGAAATTCTCGTTCTTCTTAAACTCTTCTAAAAAATGCATATTGGCCGCATACGTGCACTTATCCACCCCATATACTTTCCACCCTTTTTTCAAGCAAAGTTTAGTAACATATGCGCCAATGAGACCTAGACACCCAGTGATGGTTACCAATTTCATTAAAATGCTCCTCTTTCCCAGAGACTAGTGGCCTTCTCATAGGCTTTATAAAACTGGGGTTTCGTGACGTTTTTTTGGTCCATTAATGCTTTCAACTCTTGATACAAATACTTCACATCGGTTGTCATTTTTTTAAAATCTAAAGTAAGAACCGGGAGAGAATTGCTTTTAGTATAATCAAAAAATTCAGTTAATTGCTCACGATCTTTGGACATCTCGGCTTCCTCCCAGGCGCGTTCAGTTGAGATCTCGGCGATGGGTACCCCTTGCTCTTTAAGTAACCGCTCGCCGATGTTCCGGAGAGTTTTATGGCCGGTCGGACTGTTCTGTGCCCAGCGTGGGCCGCCTTGTGTGCCCCATCCTCGCTTCAATCGCGAACGGGCCACTTCACGTGCATCCCGTACGGGAACTATAAACGTTTCCACGCGCTCACCCTTCCTACGGAATAATTCTAAGAGACTATCAAGGTCTTCTATGTCAACCCACCGAGGACTTTTCATAACATCAATACCCGGGTAGGCCGAGAAGGCAGCGAGTTCCAATCCATGTGACCTCAAAGTCGCTTCTGCGGGGAATCCAGTCTTGAGGCCGGCCCACGTAAATAATCTCACTAAAAAGGTGGTGCCGCAACGTCCTGTTCCGGTAATGATAATCTTGCCTGTGCTCATCGCGATGGCTCCCCATTGGGCTCCGCCGTGGCTCGTAAAAAAACTTCAATTGCATCATGGATCTTCGTATCCACTACTTCTTTCCAGGCAACGCGTTTTGCGTTGATCTGCTCTCTAATCTTGGTAGCTGAGATAAAGCCGATATTTTTAGGGGGCACATATTCATTAATTTCATATCCCACGCCGCGGCCATAGTTGACGCTTTCAATATCAGGAATTGTAATGATCTGTACATTATCGTTAGAGTAAACTTGTTCTATCATTGATATCGTCTGTTTTGTGGTGAAGGGGTTGCGCGGATCTGGGGGGATATCCCGTACGGCAATAAGCACAGGTATCTCTTTTTTTAATTTTTGGTTAATTAGCCATTTATGGCCATTATGAAAAGGCTGCCATCTTCCTATAAACATTGCTCGTTTCATTTTACATTCTCCATAATAAATTGTTTTAATTTTCTGGCCGAGTGACCGACCGTCTCTCTCTCAGTGTCGAGCACTAGATCCGCGTTACCGGGTGCTTCATAGGGGTCTGAGACTCCTGTGAAATTGAGAATTTTATCCGGATGGTTGTCTGGAAGAAGCGCCTTGGCATAAAGGCCCTTGGTATCTCTTTCTTTGAGTTCCTCGAGTCCACAGTTAACAAAAACGGTTTTGACGTTCCCATATTCTGTAAGTTCATCACGAATATCTTTATAGGGATTAATCGCGGCTATAATAGAAATTACATTATTCCGTGCTAGCACGCTCCCCACAAAACCCAGGCGTCGGATATTGGTATTTCTATCTTCACGTGAAAATCCTAGATCGCTGCAAAGGCCTGTGCGGTATTCATCCCCATCTATAATTTCAATTTTATAGCCCTTTTTCCGTAATTCATGAGCCACGCGGTTGGCTAAAGTGCTTTTGCCCGCTCCGGACATTCCCGTCATTTGGATAAAGAGGCCCTTTGTTTTGCCCCATTTAATGAAATTCCAGGCGCGCTCGTGAAACATATAGAAAACAATCATTATAGAATGATATATGACCGCGATATAGATGGGTGCATTGGGCGATTGCCATTGCCATAGGGCAGATGCAACTAGAAAAAGAAGGGTAACTCCTAGAAATTTCCAACTTAAGGCCTTGGTAAGTGTCCTGATCTTTGTGTCTACCATTAATCTCCCTTTACAATCCGGTGGGAATCTTCGTCAAAATGCTCCGTCGAAAACTCAAATAATTCCGATTCTTCTAGCGCAACCATTTGATGTCGCAGGCCGGGATATATATAAAAATTTTGGCCCGGCTCCAAAACAATTTCGTCGGCCACGTCAACGTCATCATAATCAGAGAATTTTACTAATAGTTTACCCGATTGAAGATAAAACACCTCATCTTTTATTCTGTGATAATGCCAGGAGCAGCGCTTTCCTTTTTCAAAATGTAAAATTTTGCCACAATACTCTGGCTTGTTAACAATCCATAGCTCATAGCCCCACCCCTTTTCCACACGTTTCATACCGGGTGTTTTATTCATTCGGTTTCCCTCCCGCGAGAGTCTTTGTAGTTGAATAATCCTTAATTCGCGCAAAATAATGTATTTCTGGGACCATCTCTTGTCCTACTATGGGTTTGTTTTGCCAATCAGACCCTACAACCATGATATTTATATTGTTATCTTGCAAATGTTTTTTTAATTCATCATCTGTATTGAATGATACCACTTTATCCACGTATTTTATAGCATTTAATAAATATATTCTATCTTCCAGCTTGTTAACGGGGCGATGCGATCCCTTGGCTTCTTGTACGCGGGCATCGGTATCAGTTCCTACAATGAGAATGTTCCCCTGTTTTTTCGCATATTCAAACATTTCTATATGCCCTCGGTGTAATACATCGAAGCATCCATTTACCCACACCGTTATCATTCTTTCCTCTTAATAATTTGCATACCAGGGGTCATCTATTAAATCATACATTTCTATAAGCTGGGATATCCCGGTATCTAAGTCATATTGGCACTCAAATCCTGTATCGTACATCTTTTGGCTGCTCACAATATAATTTCTTTTATCAGGATCAGAGGTAAACTCAGCTTTAATAATTTCTAACGGTAAGTGTTCTTGTATTTTTTGAGCCAATTGTAATTTATTCATGTTTAGCGCGTCGTTGCCGACGTTGAACGTCTCATTTTTGCAAACTTCCCAATTATCAATTGCATGCTTAAAAGAGCGACATATATCCCAAATGTGCACATAATTTCTCATGAACTCGCATTCGTATAATACAAGAAGCCTGTCCTTGATCGCCTTTAAAACAAAGTTGTTAACTAACAAATCTGTGCGTGGTCGCGTAGAAGGGCCATATACGGTGGCCAATCGGTAAGTGCAGCAATTCTCGGTATTTCTATATACTTCTTCTGCTTCCACTTTTGTTTTCCCATACAGAGATATCGGATTAAGAGGGAATTCTTCAGTGATGATGGTGCCGTCGTCGCTGGAGCCATAACCAGAGTTGGTGCACGGATATATCACTAATTGATTGTCTGACTTATTCTGTGCAATCCACCGATTCGCGGAATAGTTGATTTCCGAGGCGTCGCGAGGGCTTCTCTCACACAATGGAAATCCCACGAGCGCGGCGAGAGGGATGATCACATCACTCTTTGCTAACAGTGGGGACATTAAACCCTTATCTCTTACATCACCTCTAACAAACTGAAAATTATCCCTTCCCACATATTTTAATAGCGAAGTTTTATCGTACATCAAGTTGTCGATGACAACGACGTTATGCTCGGGGAGAAGATATTCAATCAACTCGCTGCCAATATATCCAGCGCCGCCAGTGATTAAAATATTCATTATCTCTCCAATTTACCCGTTATCATATCCTTCATCATAATCCAGTCACTTGCCTTTGACAGAATAGGGTTTTTCCATGCTCCGGGCTTATTTTTCTCAAACACGAAATGGCCTATCCATGCAAAGGGATAGATTACAAAGGGAGTCAGCAAGAGAGCCAACCACCACGAATTTTGTATGCAGAAAATTACAAATAGAATAGTACATAATTGTCCAAGGGCATGAAGTCTTCGGTTCCACTTATTTTGGTGAAGAGTCAAGTAATAATCATAATATTTATCTAGATTTTTTAACAATGTTAACTCCTTTTTGTTGAACCACTATTGTAGCACACTCATTGGCAAATTTTAATGCTTCATTCACATCGCTGGTTTCCAAGTACTTAGAGACGAAGCCGGCTAAAAATGTATCGCCAGCGCCCGCTAAGTCTTTTATCTCAACCTTCTTCACCGGATGTACCGCCTCCTTATAACGACAGCCATCTGATCCAAGGGTAACCACCAAGCTTTCATTGAAGATATACATCCGGTCTTCGATAGAGGGCTTTGTCTTTTCATATTCTATGTTATTGATCTTTATCCATTTGCAATCCTCTGCCCACCGTCCTAATTGTTTTTTCGTGTCCATAAAGGTTAGAGGGTGATAATAACATATTTTTTCTATATCGTTCGTGGATAAAAAACCCTTGTCATAGTCCGATATAACGACGGCATCATATTGGGTCAAATATTTCTTTGTTAAATATTTTTTGTCAATTCTCTTAATTCTTGTTTCACCAGTGTCGATGCGGATTAACAGATGGTTACTTTTCTCATCCATATATCTAGT